AATTTAGATGCTCGAAAGGAGTGTCTGATAGGAGAATCTGTCCATGGTTCTTAGGATTCGATCTCAAGGTGATGTGCTAGACGCTTCTCATCGGCAAATGCGGTATAGTCTTAATGACCACCCGAATGTTGTCTATGATTGGGCGCCTGGCATGCCCGTAAGGGCTTTCCCTTCTCACATCTCCTATATGGAAGATGTGGTCGGTGAAAAGGGACATTATAATCCCTGTAATCACATCGAGATAGACTCTTGGTTGACACCAAAGAGTTTTCCTGGGTTCTGGAGAGGAACCGGTGGTAACTATGCACTCCCTATCATTACTGAAGGGGATGACATAGCTTTTCCAACGGAATTATTCCAACCTCCTAGTTTTACCCAGTGGCCATGGATTCCGACCGTTTCCGCTGCTACTTTGTCTGGTTGGTCGATGGACGCGTATAACGCGTTCAACTCTCAGGTTCCTACAACTGTTAGTTTACCTAACTTTTTGTATGAGCTGAAAGATATGAAGGGTATGATCCCTTCTTTTGACCGTAAGTCCTTGACAAAGACTGCGTCTAACAATTTTCTTGCTTTCGAGTTTGGGGTTAAACCCTTCATCTCGGATATCAAGAACATTGTGAACATGGCTGATTCTGTTTCGAAGAGGCTTCATCACCTCGTTCAACAGCAGAAAAAGACTTCCCATTTAACTTTCGCGAGAGACGTGAAGTATGAAGAAGACTTCAGTTTCTTTCGAAACATTGAGTCCCCGTACTTCAACGACTATGTTGAGGGGGCTATGAATGGGTTCATGTTCAAACGCACTAGCGCCAGGACTCACTTCCAAATTGGAGCGAGTCTTTATCAAGATCTAAGTGATCTTGAGGACGCTAATAGTCAGCTGAAAGCCCTTCTTTCCTCCGGAGGTTTCAATCATCCCGCGAGGGTAGTGTGGAATGCAATCCCATACTCCTTCGTGGTTGATTGGTTTTTCTCCGTTGGTAAGTTGCTGGACACACTGAACGTTCAACCCTTTGGGGGCGAATGGTCAGTGACAAATGTTGGTTACTCTCTGAAGTCAGAAGCAACCTACACTGTCCATGCAAAGCTCGCGAACTACACACCTCACTATAGTGATGTGTTTATCCCCCCTGGAAGTTCCATGATGGGGACTGTTCGCGTGAAGAGCTATGTTCGGAAACGCGGGTTTCCAGCATACAGTCTGTTTTTAACAGACGGTCTGCTTTCTCCGGAGCAACTGGCGTTAGGCTTGGCGATGCTTGAACAAAGGCGTCGCTAATATTGCGCAAGCTGCAAAGTATAGACGTCTTTCACTTCACAAGTGTGATGGTGTTAGACGCCTATTTGTGCGAGGTGCTACAATGCTAGCAAACGATCTCACGCTCGATGATGCGGATGGTACCGACGTTGTGTATCGTCTTGTGTCTCAAAACCAAGACGGCACACGCCGGATCGACATCGCGTCAACGCTCGCCCTTCCTGCCACGCTTACAATAAAGCATAGCACGACGGGTAAAGCGCCAAACGTTGTCGACCGCCATCTTATTCAGTTGAATAAGACGGTGGCCACCGCGCTCGGCAGTGCCACTTTGAACGCCAACTTTACGTTGACGATTCCTCGTGACACCGCGATCACTTCGGTGATGGTCCATGATATTGTTTCCAATATGCTGGACTTTCTTTCCGATAGTGGTCTAACCGGGATGGCCAATACGGCCAACCTCGATGCGATCCTGCGTGGTGAGTCATAGCCATGACGAGCCCGTATGGAACTCGCGCCTATGGATTCTCATGGGATTAAACCCATGAGTGTCCTGATCGTTCCAGTTGGTGCGCTAGCATAGTGGCCTTGGATTGTCCACCTCGAAAGGGGGAACATGAAAAGCCAAGAGGACTTTTACGTCCGCCTGCATGCGCAACTGATCAGATGCGATCCTCTCGCGCCATCTTCATTAGTAAGGAACTCTTCACTTTATGACATAAGGACCGTAAGGTCTCGTGTCAAAAGTGAAGGACTCGCCTTCTTGACCAAGACTCTCCCTTTATTAGGGAAAGCCTTTGATCGAGGATTGGTGAGTTCCAGATTCACTCTTCCTAGGGGATTTCGATCCCAAAGGAAGCCAAGTAGGCCCGCATTTCTGCAGGCGTACTTTAATCTGGTCTTCGATGAAGACGGTTTGCTCCTGGAAGACGCGTCTGTCGAGGCCATTAGGCATATTCGACAGGTGTTGTTTTTCGCGTATAAGCTTGAGATGCCATACTCAGATTTCGAGAACTCTCAAGTGATTGAAAGTTTTGTCGAGACTGATGAGGCCCTCGCGCTTGCTGATGTTCCTCTAGCTGAAGAGATATTCTCTCTAGCTAAGATCATCACGCAGAAAGTCTTTCGTGGTTTTGACCACAAGGACATTCTACCGCGACACGGTCCGGGAGCGGTGGCAACTGGTGAAAAAGCCGAAGCAAAATGGAGATTCTCCAGACTGTACGACTCTATTCACCAGGTCTACCCCTACTACAACTACTATGTTGTCGGAGGGGCTCGGGAACTTGCCGATCGATTGGACTGGTACAAATCTCTGCAACGCCTCGAAAGTGGTGTCGCAAAGGTGGTACTTGTGCCAAAAGATTCACGCGGTCCGCGGCTCATCTCTTGTGAACCTCTGGAATACCAGTGGATACAACAAGGGCTTGGCCGAAAATTGGCGGACTTCCTGGAATACGGTAATCCGTATACAGAAGGTCATGTCAATTTTACACGTCAAGACATCAATAGTGAGCTTGCTAAGACTAGCTCTGCTAGTCAACAGTACGCTACTCTTGATCTCAGAGACGCGTCAGACAGGGTTTCACTCGGAGTTGTTCGGAGAGTTTTTGAACGCTCTCCTAAACTGCTTCGGGCATTAGAAGCCTGTCGATCGACAGCGACTAAGCTACCAGACGGTAGAGTTGTCACGCTAAATAAGTATGCGCCGATGGGGTCAGCTTTGTGCTTTCCCGTTGAAGCGTACACCTTTTGGGTGACGATTGTCGCTGCGGTAATTCTCGGTAAGAATTTGCCGCTACAAAGAGTGGCCAAGCAGGTCTACGTCTATGGGGACGACATTGTCGTTCCTACAGAGTGGGCTTTGCTGAGCATTCAGGCTTTGGAGTCTGTTGGCCTACGGGTCAACGTCGACAAATCCTGTTTCACGGGATATTTTCGCGAGAGTTGTGGTGTGGAAGCTTTTAAGGGCTTCGACATCACGCCTATTCGCTTAAAGAAACCGTGGTCTGGCCAGACCTATGATGGGTCTGTATTGTACTCGTATTCTGCGCTAGCCAATAATATGGCGAAACGCGGTTACACGAGTTTAAGCGAGCTCATATGGGACGATCTTGAGCAACTGTACGGGAAACTCCCGTATGGAACCGCTCGGTCTTCATTCCCATGTAAGCTTGTGGATACTCCTATGCAAGCGGAGGTCTTAAATAGACCTTTCATGCGTAGAAGGTTCAACAGAAGCCTCCAGCGTTTGGAATGGTCTGTGTGGCGCCTCTCATTGAGGCGTTACAGGTCCAAACTAGACGACTGGCCCCGGCTGCTTCGCGATATTATCGCTCCGCAGTTCGGTGACCCATCGTACGTGGTTCTGCCTCTCTCCACGAAAATAAAGAAAGGCTGGGCAAGCATCGCCTAAGGGCGGTGGGTGCTGCGACTGGAGTTGTTCTCCTT